CTGTGATACAATTGCCGTTAACTGTGACGTTGGAAACGTCAACAAATTTTCTCCCAAGTTTTTCATTGAAATCGACAAACTTCCAATTCCAGCCGCAGCCTTTGATAATTTAAAAAATCCAATATTTGCGATTGCAACAAGACTTGTAGCTACACTTGTTATAACACTAGGTAGTGCCTGAAATACAGACAACATGGTGTCAAATGCTTTTATAATTACTCCACCCACTATTGATGCTAAACCCGTGAGAATTGATCCAATCAGTGATAGTGATGGAGTTACCATTTGTATAGCCTTAGCAAATCCTATAGCAGATAGTGATACTATACCAAGTGCGGCCGCAAACGCAAGAACACCAAGTTGTATTCCTGGAATCAACATTATGGCACCCAATACTGCTAGTGAAACACCTAGTATTTCTATTGATTTGGTAAACGCCATTATTTGTTCACCGCTTACATTTCCTAACATGCTAAATGCTTTTGCTAAACCAAACACTGCCAGTGTCAATACACCAAGTATTATTGCCATTTTTATTATATCACCTGGTTTTACACTTCCAAGAGCAGTTGCCATTGATGTGATTCCTTTACCAATACCTTCCAGTCCTTTTCCTATTCCTTCTCCGATTGATTGTCCCATTTTACCCACTATATCTCCCAGAAAATCCAATACAGCTTTTCCTCCATATTTTAATGCAAAAAAAGCGGCTGTTAGTAAACCTATAGCTGTAACACTGATAGCAGTCCATTTTCCAATTGGATCGCCAATGTTTGTTATATAATTAATTAATTTAAAAAAACCAATTTGAACAAGCATTATTGCATCATATAGAGGTTTAAGTAATTTACCCAAATTTAATAACGCTTGTTCTTTTGCTTGTGCCAACTTAGCAGACTCAGCCTCTGCCGTTTTTTGATCTATTAATAACTGCAATTCTTGTTTTCTAGCATCAAGTCCACCTTTTTGAAGAACCTTTAAT